AAACCCAACCCTAGAAACACAGGGTGCGCCTTTAGTTGCGACCTTGGGAGTGTTGTACAAACAGGAGAACCTTGTGTGTATGTAAGGGCTGTCAGGCAGTATTCTTGGGACCAGTCAAAGAGGACTGGGTCTTTCGCTAAGAACGCTAAAAACCCAGAAACGTCTGTTTCGATAAAGTTGAACGAGACAGAGATTGGAGGTTTAATAAACGCCATAGAAAATTACACGGAGTTCTCAGCTTACCATTCTTTTGAGGACAACAAAACCCAGATATCTTTCAAACCTTGGAAGAGGGATGGGAGACCGAACGCTTTCTCTTTTGGTATTGTCAGGAACTCTACTAACAAGTTTGGGATTGGTGTTGAAATGTCAGAGGCTTACTGTCTATTGGAGTTCTTTAGGTTCTCCCTTCAGGAGTTATACGCTTATCGTTTTAACAAAAATGAAGAGCTGAAGTCTCGGTCATGAAGAAAAAAGTAATCATCCACTCTAACTTCTGCAAAGCATTCACTGGCTTTGGTAAAAATAAGAAGAATATACTTAGGTATCTATACGATACAGGAAAATATGAGTTATTTGAGCTAGCTAACGGTCTTCAGTGGGAAGACCCAAGGACTAAGTTGGTGCCTTGGGAGTGTAGAGGTGTCACACCCTCCCCGGCTCAGTTAGCAGCACTTGACGCAAAGAGCCGGAGGGCGGAGGGTTACGGTTATACTCTGGTGGACAAAGCCGTAAAGGAGTTTAAACCAGATGTCTATATAGGCATAGAGGATATATGGGCATTTAACAATTACCATCATAAACCTTGGTGGAACAAAGTCAATTGTATGGTGTGGACAACCTTGGATAGCCTTCCGATTTTGCCACAAGCTATCCAATACGCACCTAAAATAAAGAACTATTTTGTCTGGGCTAGTTTCGCAGAGAAAGCTATGCAAGAAATGGGTTACGATCATGTGAAAACACTGAGAGGATCTTTGGATACTGACAATTTTTATCGGATGCCAGACGAAGAACGTGGAAAATTAAGGTCTTACCATGGCATTAGTGACGAGTTTGTAATAGGTTTTGTCTTCAGGAATCAACTTAGAAAGTCTGTTCCTAACCTTCTGGAAGGATTCAAGCAGTTCAAGTCTAAGAACCCAGATTCAAAAGCCAAACTACTCCTTCATACCCACTGGGGTGAAGGCTGGGACATAAAGAGTCTAATGGAGGAGAAGGGCATAGGCAACATGGATGTATTGACAACATACGTCTGCAATTCATGTAGCAAGTACTATATCAGCCCATTCAAAGGGCAACAAACTGACTGTCCTTCTTGCGGCTCCAAAAAGTCGGTGAATACTACAAACACAAAAAAGGGTGTTTCGGAAGAACAGCTCAATGAGATTTATAACCTCATGGACGTTTACTGCCACCCGTTTACCAGCGGTGGTCAAGAGATACCTATTCAAGAAGCCAAACTTACAGAACTGGTCACGCTTGTGACGAACTACTCATGCGGAGAGGATAGCTGCTCTGATGAGAGTGGGGGGTTCGCTTTGGATTGGAGTGAGTACAGAGAGCCGGGAACGCAATTTATAAAAGCTAGCACAGACCCCAACCACATACACTCTATGCTGGAGCATGTTTATGGGATGACAAATGAGGAAAAATCTGAGATGGGGGCCAAGTCCCGAAAATGGGTGATAGATAACTTTTCTGTCGAGGTTATCGGAAAAAAAATAGAGTCTATAATAGATAATATGCCAGACGTTGATTATGACTATGAGACCACTCACAAGGTCATGGATGCCGATTATAACCCACCAGAAGGTCTAAATTCAGACGAGTATATTGTAGATCTTTATGAGAATATAGTTAAAGAAGGTGTAGACAGAAGAAGCACAGGGTTTAAACATTGGAAAGGTGAGTTGGCTAAAGGTATGAAAGAAGAAGCCCTACTCACTCATTTCAAAAACATAGCTAAGAAACATAACTTAGATGCTAACAAACCTAAGCTAGAGGACTTGCTTAGTGACGACGAAGGTAAGAGAATCGCTATTGTTATACCAGAGTCAGAGACGGATGTGCTGCTTGTTAACTCCCTTTTGGGTCAATTAAAAAAGAATTATAAACAATATAATATCTACATCTTTACAAAACCTGAGTATTTTGACTTTATAGAGGACAACCCAAACACTCACAAGATTTTGCCATACAAAAAAGAGCTTGATAATACATTTTCCTTAGAGGGGAGAGGAGGGGAAAGGGGTATGTTCGAAATGGTATTTTACCCTAGCGTGACGACACAAAAAAATCCATGCTATATACACAATGGTTTGAGTAAAAATCAGTTTTCATTAAAGTAATGTCTCATCTAGTAGAAGAATACGCAAAGAACCTAGGGGTTAAAATAGGGAAGCCTATTGTCAACCAGCATTTTTTTCCCATAGAGTTTAATAACTACATAGTGATTAGTGGAGACTCTTCGACGGCGTCAAAAACCTACAAGAGTTATACAATAGTGTTAGGGTTTCTATCCTCCTTTCTAGAAGAAAGGGACATAAAGGTGGTTCAGTTAGGTGGCGACAAACCCTTAAGAGGGGTTAATAAACATGTCTCATGCAACTTTAAAAATACCGCATATTTAGTTTCTAAATCGATGCTATACATAGGGCCAGACAACTACCTAGCTCAATACGCCAGTTCTATAGGAGTAAAAACAGTCAGTATATTTGGGAATAGTTACGCTAATGTCACCAAACCATTTTGGAGCAATAGACAAGATTCTATTTGTTTAGAACCTGATTGGGACTCTAGGCCATGCTATTCCAACCATGATCCGAAGGATAATATAAACAAAATTAAACCGGAAGAGGTGGCCAATTCAATCCTTAAGTTACTAGGGCATGAAAAGAAAGTCGATATAGAGACTTTCCACATAGGTAAACACTACAATCAACCTATCATAGAGGTCATTCCTACTGAAATAATAACAGGTCTGCCCAAAGAAGTGTATCTGAGGGCTGATTATGGTTTCGAAGAGGAGGCTTTTATGTATTATTGTGAAAATCACAAAGTTACAGTTATATCAGAAGGGTTGATTCAGTTGAGTGTCTTGAAGAGCATAAAGCACAATGTAAAGATGTTGATGTTCGCTTTGGATGCTGAGACAGACAAAATACCTAAAAAGTACTTTGACGTTTTAGCCAGCTGGAAAATAAAAATTATTCTTTTGTCTGAGAAAGACTCAGATCTAGGGGTTTTGAGAAATAGATACTTTGATGTCGATGTACACCCCAGATACAAAGGGGTTGAGAGAATGGAGCTGCCTGACTCTTGCAAGTTTTCGACTAACAAATACATTCTTGAGGCAGATAAAAAATATTTTAGCTATGCTCATTACAAAAAGGGTCTTGACAACGACAACAATGTGTTGGATACTCCAGAATATTGGGACGAACTAGACCATTTTTACATTTATGAGCAAAAAGAAAACAGCGAAAAAAGTAGCTAAAAAAGCTGCGGCGAAGAAGGTTTTTGGACCGGATGTTTACCAAAGAGATGACCATGGTCTTCTAAAGAATCAAGACTATGTATTCAATGAGGATGGGTCTATTGATTGGAGATCTATGATCAAGCCTGATTTTCTTTACCCTAATAGGGACTGGTTCACAATTAGGAGCAAACCTGTCCCCGATTCGACAGAAGGTTTGAGAGATAATCAGTTGTTGATTATGTTAGGGGGGATAAAAGAGTTGGCCAAGATGAGAGGATATAGTTCTGTGGATTTTGAGGTAGAGAATATTTCAGACGGCTACGTCACAGCAAAATGTACAATTAAATGGGACGGAAATTACGAGTCGTGTGGGACAACCTACACAGATGTTGCAAACGCTAGTCTGGACAATACAGACTCTTTTGCGTCTAAATTCCTTGAGACCATCGCCTGTAACAGGGCTTTTGTCAGGTGTGTTAGGAATTTTCTTAACATCCATATCGTTGGTGCTGACGAGATAGACAAGTCTAAAGGGTCCAAGGTCTTACAAAGCTCAAGCACTCCAAACTTTACTGTCTCAGCAGCGACCACAACACCCAAGGGTCTTCTAGAGAAGTATCTTAGGGACAAGCATGAGGTAACCAATTTCGATGGGTTTAAAGATTTGCTAAGGCTTCTCTGGAAAGAGGAGAAGTATGTGAACGAGGATGTCAAAGATTGGGGTTCCTTTAACGACATCCCTGTAAAGGAGGTTAGAAAGCTTATTGCAGTCATAGCAAAGTGATAAAAAGGTTGGCTAGTGGAGAAGACTTTTGTCAGGCTGTAGATGACCTGACGAAAGCTCTTGATTTGGAGGGTGAAGATAAGAACTACCACTACCTGTTGCCGAATGGGGTAGACTCTATAAAGAAGGCTTTTGGCCATAGCAGGGTCTTAACTTCGAAAGTTTTTGTGTGGGCTAACCTAAATAATTCAGGCAATTATGATGCGGCTATAGTCTTCTTGAAAAACAAAGACCCTAGGCATGGTGTCGATATGTTCTCTGAGTATATTTGGTTGTCTTCAAACCCTAGGGCAGGTTATAAACTTCTAGCTACAGCAATAAAATTTGCTAGAGACAATGGGTTTGAGTTTATACAAATGGGCTGTTCAGAAAAATCCCCCAACAAAGAAAAAGTTAAGAGCCTTTACAAGAGACTAGGTTTCTTAAAGGATAGCGAAACTTACATAGCTAAATTATGAATAACAAAAAGTCTAAGAAGATAAGAAAATTAATACTCAACACGAACGATGAAATATCAAGAAGAAATTATAGGAGATTCAAAAAACAATATAAAAGTCTCTCAGGTCCAGCTAGAGAAGAGTTTCTCAAAACCACAGAAGAGTTCTTTAAGTCGCTGGGCGAAAAATAAAATGGGAGCCTTTTGGGTTAAGACGAAAGGAGATAACCATTTTCTTTCGGGGGTTGTTGAGTTTGAAGGGAAGAAGATCCCTGTGTGTATTTTCAAAAACAAATACCAAGAAGGCTCTACGCCGCACTTTCAAATGTACAGGATGGGTGAAGAGTAATCACTTCTTTATAAATTTGTCGGGGTTCTTCTCAAATTTTCTAGCTAGTGCAATAATCCCATTTATGATTTCTGGGGCCACAACCCCTATAACCCCATAAGATACTGCTTTTATAAAGTCGCTTATAGGGGCGTCTTGAAGCACAAACCAAAGTATACCGGACAATATCGCTGCAGCGACTACATTCCTAACGAATGTTTTTAATGAGTATTGTCCTTTGTAAGTTAGCATTCTCGCCACCATCCCTGATGCTCCTATTAGTGGTATCAACCAGCCCCCGTTAAAGAACTCCCCTATGATATTTTTGAAATCCATGTAAAATATATTACACTTAAAAACAAATTAATGTGTAAGTTAATGTGGACATGGACGGGGAAAATCGCAAAAAAGTTGCGGAGGCGATAGCTTTTGCAAAAAAATATTGTAATCCATCAGATAGTGAGATTATATCTGACCTAGACCGCCATGCAAGAGAGACTGCGTGGGCTTTACTTCAGCAGTTAAAAGAAGAGCAAGAAAAGAGCTGTGTGTGTTCTGAGTGTGGGGAAGAACCTGTTGAAGAGGGGCAGACGGAAGATTTTGCAGAAGAAACTAGTGAAGAGCCTGAGTTAAAGAAGACGGAAGTCAAATCTGAAACTCCTGAGACCTCCACTATGGATAAACTTAGTGAAATAGCTGAGAAGAACAAAGATATCCTAGACAAAGCCGCAAAAGGGACGGCTGCTGCAGCGGCCGCTGGAGCTACAGCTCAAACTGCTAGTGCTGCCACCGGGTTGAGTGCCTTTGTCCAAGAAACAGTCCAAAAAGTAGGGACGATTGGAATGGCTGGTACTATGTCCATAGGTAGTGGAGCTTACTTCCAAGCCAAAACAACGAAAGAAAAAGGTACTGAGATAGCTGTTGTGGCAGAACAAGAGCATAAAGTATTTTCTAATTTAAATGATTTTACTGAGACAACAATGGGTTTCCAACCTTTCGGCGGCGTTACCGAAGCTATCGTAGAATACGCCGAAAAAGGTTACGGAGATGTTATAGGTACATCTGAAGAAGGTTACGAAAGGGGAGAAGAAGGGGAGGATGAAGGGTCTGTTGGTGAAGAGGGGGAAGGCGAAGCGTCTGACGAGGCCGAAGAAGATGAGGGCGAGCCTACAGAAGAAAATAACGAAGAAGGCGAAGGAGAAGCTGTTAAAGAAGAGGATTCTGTAGAAACTGAAGAAGAAACAGAAGAAGAAACAGAAGAAGAGTCTGAAGGGGAGGAAGCAGAAGAATCCGATGAGGGGTCCGAAGAAGAGCAAGAAGAGGAGGAATCCGGAGAGGAATCTGAAGAGGAGGAGCCTGAGGAAGAGGAGGAGCCTGAGGAAGAAGAGGAGGAGGAAGAGGAATCCGAGGAGGATGAGCCTGAAGAAGAG